GCTCGTGGAGCGATTCATTTCTGGCCCCACAAAGGGAGAAGGTAATGAATAATTCACCAGAACACTCAAAAGTTTTTCGTGCTGAAAAAACCACCAAGAACCGTGATGATTTCAAGGTTCTTATGGTGGGATTGATGATTGGAATTTTCTTGCTCTTGGTTACGCCTGTATATCAGAAAGTGAACGATCAGTACATGCGTGAACGTCCATTCATACAAGCAACTGTGGAAATCATTCAGACTGAGAGCTATGAACGTCCGATGCTCTATTATGATGCTGATTCCACTCTGGAGTCAGTACAAGGTACATGGATTACGGCTATCCATGATATTGATGGAAGTCGAGTTGCTACTCGTCGTGGAATAGGCAACTACACGAACAATGAAGACAATCCTCGTCTTTGGACTTGGACTGCTTTCTTTGAGCAGACTAATGGTGCTGAGATACCTGATGTCCCAGAACAACCTTTCTATGTTTGTATTCGTTATGTTGCTGTCACACTGACAACAAGCGTCGTTGATGACAGTCCAGACTATTGTAGTGTTATCTACTATCCAGAGCGTAACAGCACAAACATTGTAGGAGAATGATCATGTTTACTGTCAAGGAATACCAAGGTCGAGTGAATGGGATTTTCAATGAACCTCGTCTTGTCATCGACGGGATGAATGGACCTAACACACGGAAAGGCATCAAAGATGCGATGGAGCTCCGTTGTGTTCGTCGAAAAGAAGATCTCTTTAACCGTAGTGTTCGTGGTGTGGTCTGGCACTGGACTGCTGGAGCCAATGGTCTGATCGAGATGGAGAAAGAAGCCTACAACTTCCTGACTGATACCAAAGGCAACATCTATGATGGCAACAGCACAATCGCTGAGCAGGTCATGTATGATTGGCGCAAAGGCATTGGTGCATCTCACACTAAGTCGATGAACACTGGCTGGGTTGGCATCTCACAGGATGCAATGGCCGGTGCCAATGGTTGGCCAATGAAATGGGGAAGCCATCCAATCACTTGGGAAGGTACTGATGCGATGTTGGAGCAGACATGGGATGTCTGTCAGGAGTATCAGATCCCTGTGTCCAAATGGACAACTCTGAGCCATGCAGAAGTGCAAGCAACTCTGGGTGTCCCACAAAATAACAAGTGGGATTACATGGTTCTACCTGGATATGACAAACCGGTTGATGCGGTGAAAGTCGGGGATATTCTCCGCACACGAATGTTGGAGAAGTTTGGATGAAGATATATCTTTACATCGGAGTTGTACTTGCAAGTCTCGCCCTACTGGGCGGGACATTTGCTTATGGATACCATAAAGGTTCTGTGGCAGAGATCCAGAAGATTGCTGACAAAACAGCAGAGACCCAAGAAGAACTGTTCAACTTGGCTGAAGTTATTCGCATACAAACCGACGCTCTTCGACAGTTGCAGCGTGAACGTGAGGATCTGATCAATGAACTTGAACAAGTCGCAATCGTTGCTACCGGTTCTGGCAATCCCGGTGTTTCTTCTACTGGTGGGTTGCAGCGGCTCGAACGTCGCTGGGGTCCGAGTCCAAGAGCTACTGATTGATATTACCGAACCATGTCTACACCCTTTGGACGTAATCTCTGGAGTACAAGGTTCTTCCGTTGGTTCAGATGAGATCCGAATGGGTCGTCTCGGTGATGCGTTGATTGAATGTGGCGCTGAGAAACAAATTGCTGTAACAGCGAATGAACAACTTATTGAGATCCTTCGGAACTAGGAGTCGAATCGTGAAAAATGATACAGACATGATCGAGAACGATGTCACGTCTCCTAAGACGGACAAAGACTCCACGTCGGAAATCTACAACCCAAATCAGTTGGACAAACCTCAGAATGAAAAGCTGACAGACTGGGCCAAAGAACCAACTATCGCAGATCTCAAAGGGGATCTGGACTATGCTCGTCAGGAAAATACTGACCAGAAAGCGAACGTTGAGGGCTGGATGGCTCTTCGTAACGCAACTGGTGCAGAGTCCGGCAAGAAGACAAAGACACCCGGACGCAGCTCGGTACAACCGAAGCTGATCCGCAAACACAATGAATGGCGTTATCCTGCGTTGAGTGAACCATTCCTCAACACGGAACGTATGTTCAGTATTCAGCCTCGCACCTTTGAAGACAAAGATGCTGCTAAGCAGAACGAAATGATCCTCAACTGGCAGTTTGACACGAAACTCAACAAAGTTGACTTCATTGATCGGTACATTCGCAAGACCGTGGACGAAGGTACATGCGTCGTTCGTATTGGATGGGAACGGAAGACCGAGAAAGTCAAAGTCCTGAAACCAGTATATGAATACACCATGCTGGAAATGGGTGATGAAGAAGGTATGCAAATGCTGGCTCAGGCAACTGAGATGGCAACAACTAACCCGGAAGCGTGGGAAGCAGATCCATCCATCCCAGATGAACTCCGGGCTGCCGTGGAGTATGGCCTTGAAAACCAAGAGATGGTTGTGGCCACTGAGGTTGGTGAGGAGTGGGTCGAAGAGATCAAAATCACATACAACCAGCCAAGTCTGAAGATCGTCGATGTGGCAAACTTCTTCATTGATCCTTCATGTGAAGGTGAGTGGGAAGATGCCCAATTCATGATCCACACCTATGAATCCACAAAGTCGGAACTCAAGAAGCGGAAGCTGTACAAAAATCTGGATGAAGTGAACTGGGGTGCAAACCAGATCAAAGCTCAGGTCGGTGATCCAGATCATGAAACAACAACACCTCTGGCTGATGGTCGTCTGAATCAGGACAAGGCCAAGGTTCTGGTCTACGAATACTGGGGTCTGTGGGATGTCCATGATGATGGGGTTATGATCCCAATCGTGGCTACGTTCATCGGTGACACGATGATTCAGCTCACAGAGAACCCATTCCCTGACCGGAAGCCTCCGTTCGTCATCGTGCCATATATGCCTATCCTTGGTTCAATCTGGGGCGAAGCAGATGCGTCACTCCTGCAAGACAACCAGCGTATCCTTGGTGCTGTCACTCGTGGCACCATTGACCTGTTGGGTCGTTCTGCAAACGCACAGTCTGGTTATTCCAAAGGATTTTTGGATCCTGTGAACCGTCGTCGATTTACCATGGGTGAAGATTTCGAATTCAACCCGAACTCAGATCCTCGGATTGCTATCCAGCAACTCCAGTATCCTGAGATCCCGAACTCTGCTCTGACAATGATGCAGCTCCAGAATGCTGAAGCTGAGGGTCTGAGCGGGGTCAAGAGCTTCTCAGGTGGTATCACTGGAGAAGCCTTCGGCAGGGTTGCTCGTGGTATCTCAGGTGCTCTTGATGCTGCTGGTCAACGGGAGATGAGTATCCTCCGTCGTCTGGCAGAAGGGATGCGTCTTATTGGTCGTAAGATCATAAGCATGAACGCTTATTTTCTCGAACCAAAAGAAGTGATCCGTGTCACGAACAAAGAGTTTGTTGAGATCAAACGTGCTGATCTGTCAGGGAACTTCGACCTGATCGTGGACATCTCCACTGCTCAAGTTGATGAGCAGAAGAGCCAAGATCTTGGAATGATGTTGCAGACAATGGGTCCAGATATGGATCCGGGTTTGAGTAAAATCATTCTGGGTGAGATTGCTGATTTGAAGCGTATGCCACATCTCGCAGAGATGATCCGTACATATGAGCCTCAGCCTGATCCTATTCAGGTTCGTTTGACTGAACTTCAGGTTGAGAAGTTGGAAGCAGAGATTGCTCTCGACAATGCTCGTGCCACTGAAGCTATGGCTCGTGCAGAAGGTCGTGCTCTGGATACTGAGCTGGAGTCCACTGGCACCAAGCATCAGCGTGATGTTGAGAAGCAAGGTGCTCAGGCTCGTGGCAACCGTGATCTGGAAGTTACCAAGGGTCTTCTGAAAGGGGAGACTCCTTCGGGATTGATTGAAGCTGCTGTTGGCTTCAACAAAATGGTGGAAGAGACTGACCGTATTCAGGCGAAACCAGAGGTTCCTCTGGGTCGTCCTCCGATGGAACAACCAACTCTTCCAATGGCTCCTCTTCAGAGTGCCCCACAACAACCCCTTGCTTTGCCTCAATAAAGCAAGGTACAGACGACCCATTGAAACCTATCAACCACAAAGGACGTGGCAATGAATCTCTATGAGAATGACGAAACAGGCACCGAAGAAGCCGCACACCTCACCATGGAACAGTATCAGGAATACAAGAAATCCTGTGAAGAGCTGCTCCGTCAGGCCAAAGCTGCTGAGAAGTTGGCTGGGCTGCCTGAGTTCAAAGAAATCGTAATGGACGCCTATTTTGACCAAGAGCCAAAACGGCTTGCTGGTCTGATGGCAAGTGGCCGTCTCTCGGACAAACAGTTCGACGAATGTGTCAGTGAGCTGAAAGCTATCGGCTCTCTCCGGACTTTCCTTCAAGACTTCATTCAGAAGGGCAACATTGCCCAAAGCGAGCTGGCCAATTTGGAAGCTGCTTGGAATGAGGCTGTTGAAGCCAACTCCACCTTGAAGGGGGCATAAACCATGGCTGATGAAAACACACCAATCGACATCGACTCTATGAGCGATGAAGATTTCATGAAGCTCGATCCGAAACAGATTCAGGAACTGATTCCTACTGATGAACCTGAAACTCCTGAAGAGGATTCAGATCTTGAAGAAAATGCTGACGGTGATGATGAGTTGGATGGTCAAGGTGATCCTGACGAAGGAGATCCTTCTGGTTCAGAAGCCTCTGATCCTGATCCCAAGCCGGACGACAAACCAGTCGATCCTCTTGCTGACGCCAAAGATGAAGGTGTCAAAGATGAAGATCCGAAAGAAAAGACACCTGAA